GAGAAAACTCCGCAGCTAATTGTAAAGTTCTCTGTACAGGATAAAAACCATCAATGGGCAATAGTTTCAAAATGCCATTCATGGTTACAGAAATAGAATCAGGTTCACCAAATTTCTCTTTTAAGTCCGCAAGGTGTGTCATGGTGTCGGAGTGAGAAAACACTTCTGCAAATTTCTCTTGGCTATATTCTAGTGCTTCTGGAGTATATGGCCCAGCGGCGTCGCCAAAAGCTCCAGAGGTACGAACTTTATATATGTTTTGATAAAAATCAAAATTATAAGTTTCTCCAATTGTTCTTATATAATCGGTAATTTTAAACTCTGGGATAACTGAATATTCCTTGCCTATGGCCCGGACATCTACTACAAAATCATCGTATGAGTTATAAAATGCTCCGGTGCCGGCGGTTGTTTGCACTGTGTTCTCTGGTCGATTGTCACCATAATTTCTTCCATATCTCGCATAAATATAATCGCCACCAGAACCGCCGATTGCAGCGTAATTTGGTAAAAAAACATACCCAAGAGCAAGATCAGCAGCATAAAGAGGATTGTCAATCTGCATTAATTCGCCAGATCGATCATACCCGGCGTCCTCAAAATAATTGATCACGTCCATCGGCCAAAAACTAATCCAATCAATTTTACCCTGGCTTTGTCTTAAACCATAGCCATTTAGCTTTCTAACATTAGGATCATCATTCCACTGTGAAATGTAATTTGGCCTATCTCTAATAATAGCTCTATAAACATTTTCATCTTTTGGCCAAACAGTTTCAGAATATTTAAAAGATTTCCATTTTAGATTTTCATTATCTGCAAAATCATATAACAATGAATCTTCTATTGTTTCCACATTAGTATCAAACTTATTATTGTAGTCATAAATTTGAGGCTCTGATTGAACGCCATATGTTGAACTGCTTACATATGTTTTTCCAAAAAAGTGATAATCGTTGCCAAGTTCATATTTGATCATGGCGCCTGATAAAACATGCTCAATTGGCTTATGCTTTGAAGTTACTGGAGACTGCATTATTCTTGTAATTTCGTCAATAGTTTTATCTATTTCTGCATTAAAAACTTTTCTATGTGATTCATAAATATTGAAATTCCTGTGGAAACGAATGACCTTGCTTTCATAACCCCTGATTTGTTTCCAAGATGGGTGTTGAAATGGCCCATTGCGATTTAATAATATTGAATTTAAAACTCTGGGTGCGCTGGCGGTCATACGTACAGAGCCAGATGTGAGATCGCTTAAAAATACTTGCTCAATATCTTGTTCAGAATCATAAAAACGGCCCTGAACAAAGTATTGATTAATCCACGGAACCTGTAATAAATTTTGGCCGCCGCCGATGATGGGGTAATCGTGCGACTCAAGCTCTGCACCGCCGAGGTCGGATCCAAATATATCACTGGTGTGGCCAAGCATGTTGTATTCGCTGAGATTGCCATTACGTGTGCCTATAGCATAATATGGTGTAAATGATTTATAAGCAATATCAGCCGGCATTTTATCATATATAATCGTGTTCAGGCCAGCAAAATCAACAGGAATAAACTGCCCCTTGTCCGCATCACCATCTTGCCAATCCACCCCAAAATATCGACCAGTGCCTCCGTAGGTTGGGTCGAAGTGTTGTCGCAGAATAGTTCCAGAAAAATATATTCCAAATTCACTCTGGCTAAGAAAAGTAATACTATCTGAGCCAGTTGTAAAGTCAAAACCATATAGCGGCGAAAAATAACTGGAAGTGACACCATCATCGAAACTAATACCATATGATGTTGTATGTGGAGTTGTGCGATGTAAATCAACTCCAGTATCAACATCGCCAACTGAAGATGTTTTTGTCACAATCCACGCAGAGTTTATCCAACGATATTGAACATCTGCGCGCGGAATCTGATGAGTTACAAAATCGTTATCTCGGAAATCTCTGGCGGTTGCTGTTGAGGCATCATCGCCATCGGTATCTGTTGTTTCCGAATCAGCCTTTCTGGGAAGCAATACACTGTTTCGTGGCACCTTGTGGAACGACTGAGTGGCTTCTGCCAAGCCATATGCAAACGTATCAAAGAAAGAGTCGGCGCCTCGTGGACCACAATGGCGCTGTCGCAAAGTTCTCAAGGCGCCTTGTACAATTAAATTTTGATATGGTAAAGCATTATATGGTGAAAATTCAGCTGATTCGACATCTAAAAACGCTTCACCCTCTGCAGAGGCGCCGCCGCGACTAGAAAATCGCGTTGCAATTACATGATTCCCGCTCACTTTTGTATCTCTAGTCGGAAGAGTAAATTCTCTTACCAACGGCGTATCCGCTTTGGGATCCCAAGAAAGAAACGTCGAATTTGTTTCTTGAGAAGCGGACCCAGTTGTTGCAACAAAATAGCGATTGTTGGTGTATCTGCCGGCAGTACTTACAATTTCATAATCATTGAAATAATTCGTTGCCTTAAAATACATTTGTGGCCTTGTATATGAAGATGTAAAATCACCAGATCCGCTATGCTTAATGTTTTTAATAACTACTGGTCTTTTTGCGATTTCATCTCTAGTCCAAACTTGGCCCGGCCGGCCTGAATGATAAACTCCAAATATATTTCTAGGATTTACAACCTTAATTGTATCAACGCTTGATGTCTCAAACCTGAACCCTTCTACTCTTCTGTCAGAAGAAGATTCGAATAGTTGGCCATGGCGATAAAAATTTCCACCAACATTTTCTTCTGCAAACGGACCCTGCATTGGAATTTCGTACATATCGCCAACAATATCATGATGTATATCTTCAACTGCTGCGCTTAACTCCAATGTGCTTAAATCTGTTTGATACCCTGTCAACACAGAAGAGCTAATAAATGTAAATGGAAGTCTGTCTTCGTTATAAATTTCATTATAAGAATCTTCATTTGAAAAATCTTTTGCTTTTAAAGCATATCTTCTTAAATTACCAGTCAACCGTTGGTCATGAACAAAGGGCGTATGAATTTTGTTTCTTTCCGCAACCGTAGCAGGATAAAACGAAGCACTTATGCCATCTTTTGCAACATCTGATTCTTTAAACTTTGTTCGATAATAATCCCATTTTTGATTTGTTTTATTGTTTGGGCCGCCGCGATAAGTTTGTGTATTGTCAAATAAATCATTATATGGTTTATATGAACTGGATATCATGTCATTCCAGACATTAAACCAAAGTTGGTATCTTGTATCACTTGCAGTACTGCCGGCATTTAATACGCCCCTGTCTCGTTCTGCTCGCTGTTTCCACCAAAGTGCATTGACAGACTCGTCTGTTGGAAAGCCATCTGTGTTAAGAGGGAGAGGTGCGGTAAACTGGCGATATGGTGTAGGAGGAGATAGATTCACGCCCTGGCCGCCGCCCATGCCGGCAGACTTGTTGCCGGCCGGCTTCTGTATCGCAGGTTTGGGATATCCAGCACTAAGATTTTCACCACTGGTTGTGTTGTCGTTTTCCAGCGAAGACAACAAATTATTATCATTATCAACTTGTACATATTGTTTAACAAGAGAAAATTTGTGGCGATATTTATTTCGTTCCAATACATGACTTTCAATAATAGAACGAATATTAGTTGTAGAGTTAGCAGAAGCAGGAATTAAATTAGCGATGGCCGCCTCCAGGGCGCTGTCGAGCCACTTATATAAATTAATAAATTTTTCTACATCTGGTACGTTTTTAATTTTTTCAAAAAACAAATGTCGTAATTTTTCCAACCCTTTGTACTTGCCGCGATACATATGAACTGGTTCGCCAATTTGATTATTAAAGTCATCTATTGAGGCAAAAAAGTTTAACATGTTGCGGGAAATAACCTCATACATGCTTGCTTCAATAGAAAAGAAATGTTTTACAGGTCGAGAGTCGCGCTCATGGAGTTCATCGTCCGTAGATAAAATTTCAACCAAATTAGAAGAATTTAAATTTTCCGGAATAACTGTTCTTGCTGTTGGAACAAACTCAACTGAAATTATATTTTTGCTACTAGTGTCAAAAGCAAATCCTTGTCCTGTGTGAGTATTTTTATGCACATTGCTAAAATACCCAACTGTATATCTTTCATCGATGGTTCCGGAAGATAAATCGTCTACAATAAATCTTCCATCTGCAGCACTCGCAGTCACTGACGAGAAGTCCCAATGTAAAGCTAGCGTGTCAATGCTTGGCACATGCTGTTTTTGGGCACCTGACAATTGAAACACATGACTATTTTCTGTTGGTCGAGTTCTGCCAAAATTTTCTGGGTCTCGGCCATGATAATTTATTTCATCGTCTGTCAAATAATCTCCCCAATATCTAAATGATATAAAACGAACATCAGATTTTTCATCAACTGTGCCAGTAAAATTAGTTCTATGTGCCCCGATATAAAATTTCTTATTAGAGCCAGTTAAAAATGCAGCAGTATATTTTGCATTAGTTGGGTGATAAGTGTGTTGCATGGATGACGAAACCGAAAACTTATTAACAATCACACCATTATTAACATTTACTCCATAAAATTCTATTGAAGACGAAACAGAAGAGGAAATGTAAGAAGACCATGAATATCCCTCTGGGCGGATCCTAACGGCGAAATTCCACTTAGAATTATCATAAACATCATAAAAATCATCTGTTGAAAGAGTTGGGAAAAATCTTGCAGATGATGTAAGTTCAAAATATGTTCGATCGTCGGTGCGCTTTACTGCATAAATTTGAAAATCGCGATCGTCAACACGCTGTGCACCTTCGCCGCCGGCTGTGCCCGTCACTCCGGTTTTTAAACTACCTACATATAAATCGTCATCAACAGTGTGACACCCAAACAATGAAGAGGTGGCCAACGAAGGCAGCGATGCAAAAGAACCAAGTTTTGGAAATTTTGGAAACAATATTTCTGCTTCAACTGTAACTGGCACATCAGCGTCGATCAACCTAGGTGATAGTGCATCGGTGGCAAGCGTTGTGGGTGAAACGCCGGTAATGCCGCCGGCGACCATGGTTCCCACAACATCCGTAAATACAATTGTATTTCCGGCTGCACCAACTGTATCAGCAGTTACAGTTATCCTTGGGTGAGTCCCTGCCGCGGCAGTTATTCCAGCGATACCATTGGTTGAATCGCCAGAGCCGGCCCCATACGCAATTTGGCCGGCACTCGTGCCATTTATGGCAGCGACTACATTGGCAACGATGGCTTCGGCGGTTCCCGCCGATTGGACTTCCACTTGATTTGCAGTGGCAGACGATGGTGCACCAGCCACCATTTTGAGAGTTATTTCGACTCCCGTGCCGCCGGCGGCTGTTGGGACGGTGACTGTAAATTTATCATTAGCATTGTGGCCGGCCAATGTCAAAATATCGACACGGGCAGCAATAACTACCGTACTTATATAGCCATAGTCTGCTGACCCGCTGCCCGGGGCTTGATAAACTACTGCTTCGCGATCAGCTTTTCTTTGCAGCCCCGAAAAGTCGATTGCATTTCTTTTTGTAGTTGTAATTTTATATGTATTTTCAAGCTTGTGTATTACATTGTTTGCATAAATATTAATATTAAATAACTCATCATCAATACCATAACAACGAAAAAGATTTCGGAATGCCTTTTCCGTTCCCTTGGCCTTGTTGATAAAAGTCAAATTATTATATATGTTTTTATAAATCAAGTTTTTAAGATCATAAATCTTATCACCATATGCTCTTTTTTCGTCGCGCGAAAAGGCTTCTTTTAGTACGTCAGCGTCAATAAAAAGTTCCGGCGTTTCAAATCCATGAGAATCTAATAGGCGCCTTGAAATATTCGTAACTTGTTTTACGCTACCAGTTAGATAAGATGTATCTTTAATCTTCGTAAAAGAGGAAATTTGCCCATACAAAGTATCTAAATAACTACCAATTATTTGAGTTAATTTTTTCAACTCCTGACTTTCTTCGTCAGCTTCGCGGATCCATTGTGGTATTGAATTATATAAATTCGCAGTATTATTAATATCGTGAGTTGTGCCGGAAATTTCAAGCTCTCCAACCAAAGCTTCAACGTCCGAATGGGTAGAATATAAAATAGGTACAGGCTCTTCTTCTTTCGCCGCATCAGAATCTACCATGGCAGAACCAGTATGCCGAGAAACAGAAGAATATCCTGTCCAAGCACCATTACTCAATCGGCCTGAATAATCCAAAACCAACGAATCTTTATCGCTGTCGCCCAATATACCTTCATTAAATTTATAGTAAACACCCAAATCAACTAAATTGCTGTCTGTGCTGCTGCTATAATAATATTTTGCAGAATCTGTATTGGCGCCGCCGTCTATGGGAATAAAATAATTTCTACCAATTTGTTTTGCAGTTCTTGCTGTTTTCCAAAAACGAAAATCATCAATTGAGGCGGTTAGCTTAAGCCAGCCAGTGCCATAGTCGCTGCCGCCGATGTCGAGATCAACGTTGGCTCCAATATGTGCAATTGCAGTATCGGCAGAAGCGGTGGCCCAATCAGTAATCTTCCAAAAGCTTCCTGTTATGTGGGTGTCTTTGCGCTCTCCGTCTACATAAAATGAAGCCGTCAAATCATCAGTATTCGCATTTTTTTCTACAGTAACCGCATAATGGTGCCATTTGCTATCAGCAATATCAGCTAAACCAGTATCTAATGCGGCGGCGGCGATTATAGGCTCGCTTGCCGCACCATCAATATAGTCGCTTAAATATATATTTTTCTTGGTTGCTGCGCTATTACCATCTAAATATAGTGTAAACTGCCTGTGTCCCGTGGCATCAGTTGATGCTGTTGTCCTTAAATCAAAAATCACTTCGAATCGTGTGACAGTATCTTTATTCGTCCAGCCATCTTTCTTAAGCCAAAACTCTACAGTGTTGCCAGAGCCTGAATAATCAAGCTTTAAATTATTCGTATGTGCGCTAGCAGTATTATATAAAGTGCCAGTTACTGGGCCGCCATAAAATTTAATATATTCTTTTGTAGCTGGATTACCGGCCGCGGTGACAGTACCCCAACCAGACGGTGAAAATAAAGCATACCCGGTTGTTTTTGGATATCTTTGATCAAAAATGTATTGTTCTAGTGGTGTTAAATCATTATAAAATTTTAATTTTTCTGCTGCAGAACCATCATATGGATATTGATTATAAATTCTTTTAACAGCATCATCATAATAACTTTTAGCAGAGCCATACTTTACAAAATTTTCAGGCTGGCTATAATCAAAATCAGGTGTAAATTGTTCTTTTCTTCTTGTGTGCTCTTCTAAATATTTACGAGATTCCGCATCTGATAAAAAATTTCTAACAGTTGCTTTTGACAAGCCTCTTAAATTTTCTTTTCTTTTCTGTTTGTCAGAAAACTTTTTGCCACTCATTATTCTACCCGAAATTTAAAGATCTCTGGTTGCTCAACATATTCACCATTAATTTTATATAAAAGTCTAACTCCATAAGCATAATCTTTTTGTAGCAATTTTATATCTAAGTCAAAATAACTCCCAGATGCGTCATAAGATAATAAAGTGTGGTTGTCGCTTCCTGTGCCATATCCAATTATCTCATAATCATCTACAACTCTGACTACCTTAAAATATGCATTTTCAACTATCGAAGTTTGAATTTCTTTAGACGCTACTGAATAAATAGTTGGGGACCAATCTTTTTCTCGGGCATAAACTCTGAACCGTGCCACGTCTTTGGTAGAATAAATAGAACGCAAATTTGTTATCTTTGAGAGATAAGTCGGCTTGGGGTTATAATCATAAGCATCATATTTTATAACATCTATAGCTGAACCGGTATGATATTCTATTACCGACTGATCAATTAATGAATTTGTATGCCATACCGGGAAAAACGTAGTTATAGTGCTGCTAACATATGCAAATGATGCTGAATATATCCCTTTCTCAACGTGGCCGCCAGTTATATTTGTGTCGGCAGCCGTAGTCACGTCACCGCCGGCTGGAAGAAATAGCTTATTGCCAGTTGGCCCAGTATTGTCCGAAGTGCCAGAATAAAGACTAACAAAAATTGAACCAGTGGTAGTGCCATCACTATAAACATCTGGAATATTCTTAAGTTGTCCCCTTACAACATTATAAAAATAAATTTTATTAAGATTATCAGCAGCAGTCATTAACGAACTGCTTAAGTAAAAGTTGCCGGCATTATCTTTCTTTGAGTTGTTCCAGCGCGCTTCCAGCACAGGTCGTTTAAAGAAAAATTCGCTGCCGCGGGCAAAGAACTTCTTTGTATAATAGCTTCTTGCGGCAGATTCTTGCGAACTGCTTAAGAAGATTCCGACGCCATCGTTTCTCATGCCAGTTGTTGTATCGCCTTCATATTTAAGCCACTCCTCAACAACAAAAGAAATGTCCATTTCTAAATTTTCAGTTCCTTCAGAATAAGTTTGTTTGAATACATAATCTGAACCAGTAATATATGTTCCGCCAGCATCTGACCAATACATAATTGAACCTGTACATGTTGTACTGCTTCCAGATGCGGCGACGGCGACTAGCTCATTGCCATCTGTGCTAGTTGGAACACCGTGATGAGTGTTGTCAGAGTGGTCTCTAATGCCGTTTACGGCACTTGCCACAGCAGTGTCTGCAATGGGAACATCAGAAGTTTCAAATCTCCACCATGCTATTAAATTAGAATTATTGCTTTTATATGCTGAATGATATCTTAAATCAGTTGGACAGCCAGAATTATAAAGATCGGATGCATTGTCTACGGTTAATTGTACATTCCAAACAGAAACCTCGTCTACTATGCCATCAAAAAATTGAGAATCGGCGCCCGAATTGTCATATCTTCTGCCGATGTCGATTGTGTTGCTTTTATCTTCCATCGCAACATAGCTGGTAGATGAGTTGGCCGTACCCCCAGTCGTCAAAGTGCCATCAATATATACCTTTAAACCATTATTATTAACACATTCTGTGCCGGCGGCTGCGCAGTCTGAAGTGGTTCCCCGGGTTTCATCTCCATCATATGTCGCCACGACATGGTACCACGTACCGGTAGAGATGGCCGACGCGGCGGTTTGTCTTTCACATACTGCGCCGGTGCTATTATCACTTATCTTAAAATAAATTTTGCCTGCGGTCGTTACAGAAAGGTACCATTCGCGTTTAGACGAGCCCCATTTAGATATAATGGGGCGTTCAGCAGACAAGTCATCAACATAAATCCAAGCACTAATTGAAAATGGGCTGTCGTCGCTTCCGTCTCCAAAATTAAAATCAGAATGATCGGTGACACTAACATACTCATCAGAGCCGTTAAGGTGCATACTTCCGTTGCTTACAGAGCCAGTTGTTCTTGCAGTCCAAGTGGCACCATAGCCGCCGACACCCAGGCCCTTGTCGCTATATTCCTCCATATCAAGGCCATAGCCTTCATCCCACGATTGAGAGACGGCCGAGGCCACAAGAGTAAAATCGCTAGGCACGGTCTCAGAGTGATCAGCGTTGTACAATCTTAAGTACCAACTTACACTTCCAGAATTTGGTATGTCGCCGGCAGACCTAGATTGGTAAATTTCAGTAGTTGGAAATCCTACTAAGACGCGGGAGGCCTCTGCAGAGGCTGTGCCGGCTTGAGCATATATACTAAAAACTTCCAGCACATCAGACGCACCCATATTCGAAGCGGTTGCCCGAAACGTTAAATTTTGTTTAAAAGCATTTGTAATTGTCGTATCTTTGCTAGCTACGAATCTTTTAATCGCCATTAAATTACTACCCCTGTTATATCTTGATCAGGAAATTTTATTTCCAAGACTACATCTTCTGGAACAATAATATATCTGTCATCGGCTGTAGTATTGGCCTCTACATCATAAGTTGTTGTGCTATAATCAGAGCCAAATTTATTACGCACTTTAACATATGTTGTGTCGACGACTTCTGGTAAATCATTCAACACCCTGTATATGTCCGAAATATATAGAGGCTCAGCAAAACTAAATGGCTTGCCAAACTCTTTTTTAAGAGTGTCAATTGCAATTGCAAGAGTTTCAGATTTACTTTTATCTAAGCTTCCAACAATTTCAAATTGAATTCCAATATTGGCTATATTTCCATCTAACATATCTATTGTATCGTTAATCATCCTATATTGATTTAGCCACACCTTAAGATTATCTTTTAGCGTTGATGTTGCAAGAGTTAATTTTCCAGCTAAATCTTCAGAAACAACATATAAATTTAAATTTCGCTTAAATGAATTTTTATCTTGCATAATATTAGCTCTTTTAATTGTGCCAAATTTAGAATGCATTCTATAAATCAGACTCAAATAATCTTGTTTGGTCACCGCTCTATTTTGAGAAGCATAAGCATCTAGAGCCCTAGTTCTAATTTCATCTACAGTTAGTGGCTGAAGTTGTCCAAGAATTGGTTCTTCGTTTTTAACTTCTAAAGAAGCTAACACGGTGCCCTTTGTAGCAGAAGTAACATCTGTACTAGAAAAATCTAAAACTGGAGTCGCTATTGTCGACAAAGAACCGACAGGCACATTTACATCAACGGCGTCATTCTTTCGAAAAGTTATAGTAAGTGTTCCGGCTGGCGGCACAATTCCAAATTTATCTGTTTTCATTAATAAATTTGGGTCAAAAGAATCATCTTTGTAATATTTTTTACCATACACTTGAAGCGCGGCGGCTGATGGCTCGGGGAAGTCGTCTGTTTTTAATTGCTCGCTTGAACCATATCCAAATTGCAAATATGTTTCGCCATCCGCTGTATGTTCCACAACGAAACGACGAGGCACCAGCATTTCTTTCATAATATATGGTACTATTTCTTTGTCGCCGGCGCGATTTCTTATGGCGCGATAAACAATATTTTGCGATAAATAATCGACTTCAAAATATTCATGCCCCTCTGCATCGATAATCGAAGTTATTTCGGTAATATTTTCGCCTTCTAATTTTAATTTTAAAAACTTTTCATATTCTCCAATTGTTAAAAATTCGGTTTCATATTTACCAGACACAACTTCACCATATGCCTTGTAAACAAAATCAGTGGGAACATTAGAACTATCTGCAGCGCCAACAACTAATTCAGTATCAGCTTTAGAAAAATCAATATCTTGATTTAAAATAAAGCTTGCGCCGCCGGCAGATCCTAAAGTCGTTCCACGTTTAAGCACAGGTACCGCAGAACTATTTGGCAGGCCATTTGCAGCAGGAACTGTAACGTAAAACGCACATAAGCCAGCTGAAGAGGCGGCGCCGGGGTATTTAAAGCCCATTTGTTTTGCTATCTTTAATATATTTTTTGTTTCAACTGCCGAATCAATAAATGTTTCATTTAACTGATAATCAGAATAAAATGATAAAACATCGCCAGTGTATGCTACTAAGTCAAGCAACATAGAACCAAAAGAAGATTTATTAAAATCTTTATATGTATCTGGATAATAGGCTTTGGCGTAATTAATGAGATCTTGTTTGATGCCTTCAAAATCTCTGTTTATATATTTTATTGGTGGTGACTTTTTAACCATAAATTTATTTCCTATCAACTTGCAGCGCCAAAGAATCACTTACCCCCAATGATGAAATATAATAATTAATAGCAACATTAAGTGTGTGATCAACAAAATTTGTTTCTACATTAATTATCTTCACAAAAGGTAAATATCTTTCTGTTTGTTCATATAATCTTTCACGAAAATTTTCAAGCATGCTGGTGTTCTCATTTTCAAAAAGCAATTGATGTATACCAACGCCAAACTCAGGGTTCATTATTCTTTCCCCGGGCACAGTTAACATTAAATTTTTAAAATTTTGCTTTATTGTTTCTGGCAAAGTTTTAGTTAGTTGATATGGGCCATCCTGAGCGTCGTATCTAAGTGGTATTTTTAAAGAAATTCCTGTTGCCATGTTTTTACCCTAAATTGAATCCACGAGATCAAAAATAATACTATCTATTGTGTTTCCATATCTTTTAGCAGATAAGCCAGAATCTTGATCTCCTACGACATTTAAATTAGATGTTACCAAAAAACCCTCTTTCTCCTTGTTCGACGCGTTTTTTATAAATTGATCAATTTTCCCTTGATACCCTTTTAAATTGCCATCTTTCGCATCCCAAGCTGGTATGGCCGAAATTTCTTTATACCAACCAGCGTCTACAAAAGATTCGGCCATGGTGCGCCCTATAATAAGTAGTTTCTTTTCAAACATGTCATTTAATTTTTGACGGCCTGCCTGGACAAGCTCGCTTTCATCTTTTGCATTTTTTAAACTATCTTTGTTGGCAGGCTCGCCAGCAGCTAAAATGCATGCGGCCAAATAATATAATTTTTGACGCTTAACATCAATATTGTCCATAAAGCCTCCAATTTCAACTTTAATTGCATGTAGATGTGCGGCATAAATATAAAAATCATGCAATTTTGCAATTTCTTTTTGGGTCTTCAGAGCCATGGCCTTTCGGTGAACAAGAGAGTCCACGCACTTCTTAGTCCAGTGGGTAGTAGATTGCACGATCGAGTTTCTGGCCACGGGCGAATCCTTGTAAAAATCGGACACGGCCGTGTATGCTGATTTATTCATATGAGCAGCGGGGCCGGCATCCTCCCACCAGCCGCCGTCTCTGTGTGCGGCATTAGACGGTACTTGTGCCAGGAGAACACGATTGCACCCTTTTAGATTCCCTTTGGTGGTTACCATTATTTTCGCGTCGAGGGCCACCGCCGGCAGACTGCCGGCCTCCTCGGCGCTGTACAAATCGTGGCCCTCAAAGTCTGTATCGCCTTGGGGGTACCACGGTACATAATTTTTCAAATAATAACCTCGCGCTGCGGTGGTGTCGTCGTCGCCCTTCTTCATCCACATAAACAAGCCGTGAAGGTGGTAGACCCAACTAACCACTTGCGACTGATCTTCGGGCCCGTATTTGTAGGCATAGTTCCAGCCGTGCTGCCCCGGGGCGTGGATCGGCGCTGGCGACAGGGGGCCTTCAAGTTCAAAATTTTCGCCAGGAAAGATGGGCGACTCCAGGGGTTTGAGGGCCCAGGTTCCGCTATCCTTGTCGTACACACTGGCGTGTGACTGCGGGCCCCAATTTTTGCGCCACTGATTATATTCTGTTTCCCAAAATTTAAAATATGATTCGTGAATCCCTTTTGTTGCATTAATCTGCGCCAGGACAGCTGCACCATCTTTAAACTCTTTATTGGGGCCAACGTTTTCTGGCTTATATTCGCTTGGAAAATCATCAGGCTCTTTGAGAATGCTCTCCTCCTCTGCATATTTATATCCGCCCGCAAACCACCCTTTAACAAGCTTGTTAAACTTATCATGGTTTCCCCTATCAGATTCAGCTATAGCATCAACAACAAGCGGCCATTCTAATTGCACCTTTTCAAATAAATATATGCCCATTCTCTCATCAAAGAGAATTTCTAACATAGCCGTTATATATGAATCATAACCCAACATTTAATCACCCGTATTCCTTTTTTTAAAGAATTTATTATTACCCCGCTAAAAGGCCTTTCCTTTCCTGTGCTTGTCTTTTTTCTATTTGTTTTATCTTAACCTGTTTTATTTCTTCTCTAATAAATTTAAATTCATTTGCCACTTTTACCATGTACTTCTTGCCGCCAAATTTATTTTTTATCTCACCAAAAAATTCCATGAGCGGGTCGTCCGTTAAAGACTTGCCCTGCATGTGCAATTTTAATTTTTCTCCAAGTAATTTACTTGAATATTTTTGAGTTAAAGTTAGCTTATCACTAGTATTAAACTTCAAATTCGGCATTATATTTTCCATTACTATATTTGTATGAAGGGCGGCCTTGTCCTTCAGTTTAACCGAATTCAAAATGATATTTTTTTCATAGTCCGCCAAATATTCGCTTCCAACAATGCCCGTCGAATCGGGCAAACTAGTATTCATGATAGTCTCGGCCATCTCAGATAATGTTCCAACTTGCAATTGCATTGTATCTACTATCGCCTTGTTTGCCCCAATGCCCCCCAAGAGAGACTCAATTGATATATCCGGCAAGCCAATCTTTGGATTTAACAATGCGCACAATTGATTATTAAGATCAATAAATTGTTCTTTAGCCCACTTGTCCCTGGTTATACAAAACTCAGGTATACAATCTTCATCATCCCTTGCTTTTTGTAGAATGCCAAAAATATCTATATTGTCTCCAAGATATTTCCAAAATTCTAATATTTTACTTTCTGTACTGAGGTCGGGCTTAGGCAATTGTATTAAACCTGTAGCTGCAAAGCCAATTGGTTTACAGGCTGAAGTGGGGCCCGAGCCGACCTTGTACGTGTTATCTGGGCACTCGCCATCCTCGTCTGGTTTAAAGGTAGGATAGCCAACCATCAAAAGCACGTTGAGGCTTTTACAGTCTGTATTGCCCATTAACAGATGAACCACTTTCCTTTGTGAAAAATTTAAAATTGCCAGAGGGACTGCTTCACCAAATGTTGCCTTTAAACCTTCTGTGTCCGCAGTGAAATATGTAATATAGTCCCGCAATTCTTTTATGGTAACATCTTCACTAACTAACTTATTTTCAATTGCCTTTTGCAAAATTTCTTCCGGAACAAATTGATTAATGTCAATTTTTTTAAGAGGCGGCATTATATTTCTATTATGATTAAGAAACTTATCACCAAACTCCGAAGGATCATCCTCAAGTGATTCTTCATCCCACTCCTCCATCCACTCTTTAAATGATTCGTCCATGGCTTGAGTCACCATGGTCATGAGGGGCTCCAATATACAACATATGGCAAAACATATTGCATCCGTAACAATAGCCCACACAACATCCATAACACTGGGAATATTTATATAAGGAATTGGCGGAATATGAGGAATTTCTGGTATTGCCGGCAAATGCCCCGTTTTGTCAAACATTCCTTTTGTAACAAGATCGACAATTGCTTCTTGTCCACACGGCGTGTTCTGCCACACTATCTTCTCTTCCTCCTCAGTAAGAGAATCGGCCATGGCCTCTAAAAGGTCGCCGGCTACGTTTTGAAGAATCTGAGAAATGTAATACATATAAGGCACCATGTTAAAAAATCTATCTAAATATGGCGAAGCACAAGCGGAAATACTCTTTTCTGTGGTTAAAGCCTGCCACAAAGCATAAAACGCTCCTATGCTTGGATTGTCGCCCGCACTTTTCAAGGCATCTACAATATCACTTCTGCACTCTTCTTTGCAAATTTCCAGAAACTTGTCGCCTGGGTCGATATATTCTGCCCACAGCCTTTCCCATACTGACTCCTCCCCTTCTCCCAATAATTTATTTAATTCTTCTGGTGTTAAAATCGTGCATTTCGCCTTGGCCTTGGACAAGGCGACCATATCGTTATAGATATCTGATGCTGTATTTATGGCGCCAAATAAAGCGACCGCGCTTTCGCGGCCGGCCCGGGCATAATCTAAACCACCTTCTGTGAACTGGATTGCTTTTTGAATGCTGGCATTAAAATCA